AGATAACGACCCTTCTCAGGCTTGAAGAACTCCGTGCGGATCGTGAAGGCTGGCCGGTCCCACCACAGACGTCCGAAGACGTCGGTCGTGCCGGACTTCTTGTTCCTCCAGCAGTCGGGCAGCAGATCGGGGCGGTTGGCGGCTAGGTCGAACCGGTTTCCCCCTTCCGGCACCGCCTTGTAGCGTTCGATCGACATGGGCCTGGGGTTCCGCCCGAAGTGCAGATTCTCCCCTGTCGGCTCGAGCGGGAGGTCCCCGATCGCGTCTCGAACGGATACGTACGGGTGACCCGACCGGGAATCCGGACCGTGCGTCTTGTTCGGCCACTGGGGCGTGCCGATCCGCGAGCCGATCACGAAGCCGCGACGCCGTCGCTGCGGGACCCCGTAGTCGGCGGCGTTCAGCACGGCGGTGTCGATCTCGTAGTCTCGCAGCGCTCGATCGGACCGGAACGTCTCGAGGAACGTCTCGAACTGGGCCGAGCGCAAGAACTCGGGCACGTTCTCGACGACGAAGACGGCGGGGCGGACCTGGCGGACGGCTCGGACGTACTCGCGCCACAACGCGTTCATGGCGGCTCGCGAGTGATCGTCCCGGTCGCGACCGAGTGGGCTGAACCCTTGACAGGGCGGGCCGCCGATAATGACCTCGGCGCTGGGGAACTCGTCGACCTCTTCGATGGGCCCCGGGTAGACATGAGCTGGGCTGAAGTTGGCGGCATAGGTCTTGGCGGCGGCCGGCTCGATCTCGACGGCGAAGACGGAGCGGAACCCTGCTCGGTGGAACCCAAGCGTCAGGCCGCCTGCCCCAGCGAAGAGGTCGATCATCGTGTTGTTGGCTTGCGATGTTGTAGTCGCTTCAGGTACTTCGGTAGACATTAGTGCCCTCCCTGCTAGCTGTGTCGTACGTAGGGGCGCCTACTTAGTCGTGTCGTAACGTAGGGGCGGCTCAGTCATCGACGAGGTCCCTGGGGTCGTCGGGGACCTTGAAGACTAGCTGGTCGACGGTGGCGGGCGCGTACACGAAGCGGCGCAGCAAGAAGCCGGTGATGACCGGCAAGGCGGCTGACCAGGTCGGGACCTCTGCGACCTCGACAGTCAGGTCCTGCACGAGGTCGGCGACGAGCACGAGGACGCCGGCGAGCGCGCCGAGGAGACGCGCCGGCTCGCGGTGCATGAGCGAGCGAACACGGGCGACGGTGCGAGCCATGGCACGAAGTATGGCAGAGCGGTGTGACAATCAGGTGTCCCGCTCGACCTCGCGCGTTACGTACGGCTTCGGCGGTAGGCCGAGCGCCTCCCGAATCTCGGCGAAGTGCTCAGCGTCCTGGAGCGTGTGATGCTCGGCCCACGCCGACAAGTCCTCGACGTACTGTCCGATGTTCTTCCCGTGGTTGGTACGAATCTGACGATTCGTGCGGATTGACGCAATAGCGGCAATAGTTGCCGGTACGGCGGTAACGATGGCGGCCTGCACAAGCGGGTCCATACATGAAGTCTACTTCTTGTCTATCTGAGGCGCTGCTGCGACTTCAGCACTCGCTCGATGATGGCCTGCACCTCCTCTGGGGTGTACGTCGGTACGCCGGCGAAGTGCTCAGCCGCTTGACCAGGAGGCCTCTGTGGAGCGCCCGTGATGCTACGCCCTGTGAAGGACTGTACGAGCCGCAGCTGCGGCAAGCCGGAGACGAGGTTAGTCACGTCCTGAGCGGGAGATGTGTCCGGCACAACCGACCCGAACTCGTTCATTCGCTGGAACTCTGCAAAGCCGCCCTCCGGCGCACCCAGTGCGTTCCGTACGCCGATCTCGAAGATGGGGTTCAGTGACGAGGCAATGCCCTGCGGCGACGTGAGAGCGCCAGCGTCCTGGAACGGGTTCATCGCCCGGATGTTGGTCGGGCCGAGCAGCGGCAGGTTGATGATGCTCTGGTAGTAGCGAGGAAGCGGTCCGCCGAACTCGTCCTCAGCCAGTTCCCTGTTCATCTTGTCGAGCGACATGAGCACGCCAACCGCCGCCGGGTGGTCGATCGGCAACCTAGCCACGAGCTTCAGGATGCCCTTCTGCCAGGCGTAGAACGGGACCACGGCCCGCACAACCTGACGCTCAAAGGGAGAGAGGTCGTTGTAGTCGACCATTGCCTCGTAGGTCCGTTGCAGGGCCTTCTCGACCGACAAGCCGCGACGCACATTGGAGTGGTACACGGCAACACGGGCGAGTTCGTCCACAACCTCGTTGGCACGACGGATGCGGTCGGTCACGATCCTGAGGGCCTCGAGCCGGCTGCCGGTCTTCGCCGCCAGCCTGACGCCGCTGGCGCCGCGCGGGTACGGAACGACAGTGCGCTCGCCGAGCTCGGTGAAGACCCCGCCCTCGACAGCTCCGAGCGTGTCGCCGAAGCTGTCAGTACCGGCGCCGAAGCGCTGGATCAACCTGTTGCCGGTAAGGTCGGGACCGCCACGGCGGTAGCTGCGCCAGGCCGCTGCCCAGTCCTTGAGGCTGACGCCCTCCTTCGTAGCCAGCATGACGTTGCCGATGAGGTTGTTGACGTACCACCGAGGAGAGAGCGTCAGCACGAAGAGGCGCCACGGATCGGTGGCGGTACGCAGCGCACGGAAGAATGGGTGATTGAAGTCCTGCTGGTAGGCGTCAAGCACCCGCTTCACCTCACGGGGGATCATCTTCGTGGGGGCCCCGAAGCCGGCGACCTTCACTCTGCCGCCCTCAATCTTCTCGCCGGTGAGCAGGAAGCTGCGTTCGGCGTCCCACCCGACCCAACCCTCAGGAATGATCCCGCCCTGGATTGGCCTGGCCCAGGTCTGCTCGATGAAGTCGGCCAGAGCATTCGTGTGAAGCTCGTGCGTGGCCTCGACGGAGGCGGCTGCCAGTGCGCTGATGCTGCGGGTTCTCGCCTGCGCCACTCGCCGCTTCAGGCGGGTGCCGGCGATCTCGGTCTGCCCCAGGTCGCGTCCCCTGGCGCCGAGGCGCACCTGCTCGTAGACCAGCTGGCGAACTTCGCTGGGCTGGAAGCTACGGACGTGTGTGGGGTCGAAGCCCCTCTCGGCAGCAATGCGCAGGACTGTGCCCCAGGTCTGCGGCAGGTCCTGGAGCGCCTCCTCGAGGAGCGGGTTGGTCTCGGCCTCGCGGTGCAGGGCTGTCAGAGCGTCCCACAGCGGCTTCCAGTGCGCAGGGACGTGCGCCAGCTGCGGGTTGTCCAGCTGATCCCCGATGCGCGCCAGGCGAGCGGCAGCGCGACTGCGCAGGCGTTCGGCCATGACCTGCGACGGGAGCGTGTTCTCGATCAGCTGCCGCTTGATCTCCAACAGGTTCTTGTTCAAGCGCACCTTGCGGGCCTCAAGCTCGGCAGCAGCCTTGCGGGCGGCTTCAGCTGCGGCCATGGCCTGTCCGCCGGTGATGCCGCGGCGGTACGCTTCCTGCGCCGTAAGCTCGCGGCCCACCATCTTCGGGGCGCCCATCGCACGCTGTCCTGGTGAGCGGGCCGTGCGCAGGTTCTCTCTGATGACCTCGCGGAAGATGTCGTCGGGAGGAATCGTCGGCAGCACGTCGGCAGCAGCGATCTCTCGGCGTTCCGGGTTGAACCAGTTGTCGAAGAGGTCTCGAACATCGCTGTCGAGCTTCCGACCACGTAGCACCCGCCACACCTCGGAGAGCAGGGTGCGGATGCGGGCGAAGTACCCAGCCAGCCCGGCGACAGGCGCCTTACTGGTCGCCATGTAGGTCTCGAAGTCCTTGGCGAAGCGCTCCTCGTGCGCACGGGTCCACCTGCCGTCGGTGACCTTGTACGCTCGCTCGAGCACGCGAAGATCGTCGTCGCCAAGAATCTGTCGCAGAGCGTGAGCATGCTCGTGGACGAGCGTCACAGGGTCGGCCTCGTCGAAGAAGGCCATGATGTTGCGGTTCGGGCCGGCCACGGTCGCGCCGAGGATGCGATCCTGGAACCTCTGGAAGAACGTGTCGCCTGCCATCCCGTCCACGAGATCGAGGGCCTTCTTCAAGCGCGGTGACGGGTTGTCGAGGTGGTCGGCGAAGTCCCGCCAGCTGAGCGCCTTCGGCGGCTTGGGAAGGTCGCCGGCCTCGTACGCAGCCTGCAACGCCTTCTGTGTCTCGATCATGGCGTAGGCCCACAGCACAGCCTGTAGCTCGTGCGGCCGAACGGTACGACCGAGGTACTCGGAGAGGACGTCAGTGAGGTCTCTGATCTGGTTGGCGTACTCGAGGTGCACCCCCGGCTTCATCAGATCGAGCTTGGTGTCGGCGCCGAGGAGCCGAGCAAGCCACACATCGAGCGTTACGGCGTTGCTGTTCGCCGGGTCGCGGAGGTTGTCGTAGAAGCTCCGCACCTTTGCCCAGGCCAACTGGCCGTAATACTCCATGACCGCACGGTCTTCGCCGAGTCGGGCGACCACGGCCGGGTCGATGCGCTCCAGCGCCTTGGCCCGGTCGATCTTCTTGGGGATGCTGCCAGACAGCGCTTGACGGACCTCGACGTACATCCTGCCGTCTGGGCCGATCTCGCCCCAAGTGTCGAGCGTGTTGCCGTTGAGAATCTCGATTACCGGGAAGCGCGCAGTCCAGTAACGATGGACGGTAGAGCCCTCCTTCGGTGTGACGGCTCTTTCGAACAGCTCAGTAAGGGTGCGCGGACTCTTGGCATTGAACTCACCTGGACCGGCGCCGCGCGCCGGCGTGCTCAAGAAGTCGTCCATGAGCTTGGACCAGAACTTCACGCCGTCTTCGTACTCAGTGAAGATGCGCTGATAGTTGCCGAGGGCGTGCAGGGCGTCGCCAAGATTGATGCCGGGCGTCTGCTGGATGCTGGTGACAGCGACCAACTGGTAGATCAGATCGGGGACGTCGACCACCTTCCCGTTGCCAAGAGTGATGCGGTACGGCGTACCGTCTGACTTCGAGAACCGGCGGCGAATAGCCTCGTTCGTGCGGGTGTACCAGGCGGCAACCTTATCGAGATCGGGCACCACCTCGATGGCGTGCCGCACGAGGTCGGCATCGAGGTTTCGGCCGAGCGCCAACTCAAAGAGCGCGTTCGGGTTGTTGGCGAGCGCCTTCCGCTCTGTAGCCGACATGGTGGCGTAGACCATGTCTGGGTGCTTGAAGCGCCCCGGCTGGCTGCGCGCCTGAGCGACAGCCATGATGTCGTTGACGGCCATCTGAGCGTCGATATCGGACTGGGTGACCAGCGGGTCGAGTCCGGCGGCTGCCCGTCTGGCGTTGATCTTCTCGAAGGTACGGCGAAGCTGCGTGGCGTACCGAGTCCGTTGCGTGTTGCGCTTCAGAAACTCAACGGCGATGTCTGGCCGGCCGACTGGCTCAGGGAAAGCGTCCGCGCTATCGAGCGGCTGAGTCAGGTCGTAGACTGACTTCTGTTTCCGCGCCGCGCCCTTGAGCAGCGCCTCGTCCCGTGTCTGAACGATTTCGCTGACATCAACGTGAACCACGCCAGCCTCGTCTGTCCAGGTACTGAGCACTACGTTCGGGTTCTGGAACAGGTCCTGGTAGGTACGTGCGGCGAAGTCAATGGCCTCAGCCAGGTTGACGGCATCGTTCACACGCGACCCGGTGAGAACGACCTCCCTCGCTGTACCAGTGACCGCACCGACAGCGAAGCCGGTGTCTTGACCGCCCTGGCTTACAGGGCGCAGCAATCGGTTCTGGTGCGGGTCGAAGGTGGCGCCGGCCTTGCTGGGGTCGAGCGTCTCGGCAACGAGCTGGTCGACGGCAGCGGCCCACGCATCGTCAGTACGAAAGGCCGGCGCCACGTAGCGGCGAGTGCGGTCGAACTCGCGCAAGGCGGCGTTGACGTCGGCCTGAGCAGCCTTGATACGGGCACCGAGCGCCGAAAGCTCGTCGCCGATCTCTTGCATACGCTTGGCGGCTCGCGCCTTCTCGGCTGGGATGCGCGTCTCCTCGAGCGCCTTGGCCCGCCTGATGTCGGCTAGCGCGTCCTTCAGCAACTTCTGCGAGCCAGCGCTCAAGAAGGGCATGTTGAGGTCGACGTTCTCGAGTCCTCGCTCGCCTTGCCGTGTGCTACGTAGCGTCTCGAGGCGCTCCTCGGCGGCCGTTCGCATCTTGGCGACTGCGTCGTCGATGGCGGCGCCGAGCCTAGTCGGATTGCCGGCCGAGTCTCGCAGCCAGTCGGCTGGCAGCCGGTTCTTGCTGCGAGCGCCGATCTGCTCCATGACGCCGCGAACGGCTTCGACGGTGGCGTCATCTGCGCCTTTGGTAGCGAGCCATTCAAGAGCGTCAGTCTGGTCAAGCCTAGCGATGACTTCGTCGCCGATGAGTTCGTCGGCAAGTGCCGGCGAGATGATGCGACCGTCTGGCAGCGTCTTACCTACCAGCGATTCGGTGGCGGCACCGACGGCAGCTTTGACGGCGTCGCTGTGCAGAATCTTACGCCGGTCAATGTCCTGCTTACGAATGCGCTCGCGCACGACGCTAGCAGTCTGCCGGGCGACAATGAATCGGTCGACCTTGGCGAGCGCGCGCACAGCAGGGTCTGGCAGTCGTTCAACTACAGCCGAAGCCCAGTTGGGAATGCCTTCGCTTTGAGCGATGCGAACGGCTGCCTCGACCGGGCCGGCGGCGCCGGGCGCGAAGTCTTGTGAGCGCACGGTTTCCGGCAGGATGGTGGCCTTCTGGGCCGGGAACTGCGCCTGACGACCCCGCGCCTTCTCGACCACGTTGCTCACACTGAAGTTGAGGTAGCTGTTCTGACCGACGGTCTCAGTGAACAGGGCCGGACGTGCTTCAGGGCTGAACATCTGCTCGTGCAGTCGCCAGGCGGCGTCTTCGCCATGACGGTCGAAGAGGTTGCCGGCGCGGCTGTGGCCGAAGTAGGCATGGACCGCTCGGAAGGCGTCGTTCACCGTAACCGGGCGCCCGTCTTGTGCAACGTCGATGACCGCGTTCATCTGCGGCATCAGGTGTTCTTCGCCAGGGCCGGTACGGTCGACCTTCAGCCGGTTCTGCTTGATGTCATCGAACAGCTCTTGCTCGTTGGCGTAGACACCGCCGGACGCAGGCCGGTCGTGGAACTCGATCTGCACACCGCGGTCCTTGAGGTACTGGTATTGCTTGATCGTCTCCTGGGCCAGCGCGGTGTACGACGCCTGCACGGCTGGGTCATTGGGGTTGCTTACTGCGCGCTCGTAGAGGTTGGCGATGATCCGGCCGCGAACTGGGTCGACCTTCGCCTTGGTGTTGACCGGCTTAGGTTCCGGCAACCCGTTCTCTCTGGCATACTCAGCCGCCATCTCGTCCACGAACGCGCGTGGGTCGGCGATGCGCAACGCCTCAGCGGCCGGGCGCTCCAGCGGAAGACTAAGGTCGGCCCAGTACGGGCCCAGCAACAGAGCAGACGACCCTCCGGCACCGAAGTGTCCTGCCTGCTGGGCGCGCGCGCGAGCCTCCTCGACAACTGACCGAGGGACTTGTGTCTCGAGAACCTGCCCGCCGGAGGCGGCGGCGTGCGCCTGGGCTTCAGCCAGGTTTTCGGTCCAGAACTCGCCAGGCAGTTGGGCACCTGGCGCCTCGCCACGGTAGAGCGTGACCAGCTCTTCATCATTGCCGAACGCCCGCAATGCTGCCCGCCGTCGTTCGAGGATGGCCGCAATCTGCCGCTGCTGGGCCGCCGGCTGCTCGACCTGTTGAGCAGCCTCTCTTGCAGCCTGTTCCAGTGGGCTCAGCGTAGGCTCTTGGGTGGCCGCAAGAGACGACAGAGCTTCTCGAGCAACTTGGTCTGCCGGCTTCGCCGTCGCAGTGACGGCTGCTGGCACCCCCTGCGCCGCTGTCTGTGCTTCCTTCGCAGCGGCGGCTGCGGGCGCTTCCTCTTCTGCCAGTAGCCGAGCAGTGCCGGCACGGGAGATGGGTCGGATGACACCGCGGAAGAGCGATCGGTACGGATGTGCCACAGCATGCAGCCGCCCGAGAGTCGCTGCCCGGGACGCCACCTTGGCAGCGTCCGCAGTGAGCCCCTCTGCCTTGGCAGCAGCCTTGCCGGCCTGCTTGAGTTCACCGCCGACTCCTGCGGACCTGAACCTAAACAGCCCGGACCCCTTAGCGACCTCCGTAGCTCGAGCGATGTCCGCAGCAGTAGCGCCAGCGCGGGCGGCACGAGCAGCGGTGACCTCAGCCTCTGCGAGCCTGCCCACCCGACCAGCTCGGGCGAGCTTGCCGGCCCCTGCGCCAGCCAGGGCGACGTTGCCGATGTCCTCCACGAGCCCAGGAAGGATGCCGTCGCGCCGGTATCGCTCGAAGCCCTCCGGACGATACTGCTCGTCGCCGAGGATGCTCGCCCAGGACTCTCGAAGCGGATCAGTGAACCCGTGCGCCTGACCCAGCGTCACAAGGTCGATAGCACGCAGACCGGTACCAGCGAACGATGAGGCGGCGCCCTTACCAAAGCGAGACCAGACGTCGCCAGCCGCCTCGCCGCCTGGTGCGAGCGAGACGCCGAGACGGAACAGGCCGCCGGGGATAGCGCCGAGCTCGTTGAAGAGCTGGCCGACGCCGAGATTTGGTAGACGAATGCCGAAGAGTCCTCCAGACTCCTTCTTCTGCGTACGCGCCCTCGCCGCTTGGGCCTGCCGGGCCTGGTCGAGGTAACCCATGAGCTACCCCGATCAAACTCCACCAAGCTTGGCGGTGACGAACGCAGCGATCTCGGGGAAGTCGGCGGCGAGTACCTTCAGGAGCCTTGGGTTAGTCCTGTAGCGGCTGTAGATTCCCTCTGCACTGACCTGCTTCCTCTTGCCATCTGCTCGGTACTCGCCCTCTCTCATGAGCTGGACGGCATAACGATACGGTGCGCTCTGACGGACGCTCTCCATCTCGGCGACGGTCAAGCCGGTGTCCGGGTCCCGCTCACTCCGGCGCTGCGCCGCCAAGTCGAAGTTGCGCAGCGCCAGCTGGCGCAGGAAGTCCCGGTTGGTTTGACGCTCTTCGTAGCGGCGCTGATCGGCCAGGTCTGCCAGCTGGTACTGCCGCTCTTGCTGCCTACGGGCCTGCTCAAGAGCGTACTGGCGCGCCTCGGCGGCGAGGTCTTGTTCGGCACCGATGCGTGCGTTCTGAAGCCCGGCGCGCTGGCGGGCGAACTCGGTCTGCATGGCCAGCCGCAGAAGCGGTACGTCGGCCTGACGAGCTGCAAGGTCCTGCCCGATGGCGGCCCGCAACGGGGCCAGCTGGGCATTGGCGCCCATGAAGCTGGTGACTCCCGACGCCTTCTGCGCGGCGTCAAGTGCAGCAGCGGCATTGGCTAGTCCACTACCACCCTGAGCGTAGATCGACTGGAGTTGTCCAGGCAACGTTCCCACAGCCTGGCCGGCAGCGCTCTCCCGCTGCGCAATATCGCCGAGAGCGAGCGCAAACTGCCTCTGGATACCTGAGCGCGCGTTCTCGAGGGACTGCCGGTAGGCCGCCCCGTAGTCAGGGGGCGGCTGCTGTGCTAGCGCGTTCAGCGTCGTACGCTGTTGCCTGGCGATATCAGCGCCAGCGCGTACTGCGCCGCGCAGCATTGTCATCGCATTGCGGTACCTGTCGAAAAGCCTGCCCATCGGAGCGCCGATCCTGGCCATCAGAGCATCACCCCGGTGGCGGCCAAGATGCCGCGGCGGCGCAGGTCTGCCAGCTGCTGTTGCAGCCGGCGCTGGATGTCTCCGTACTGGTTGCCGACGTCCTCCTTCAGCTGGTCGGCCTGGAGGCCGACCTGCCCGCCGTAGAACGTACCGCGCGCGGCGTGGCGGTTGATGAGGTCGGGCAAGAGCCGAGTCGAGTAGTCCCGCATGAGCCGGGTCTGTTGGAGACCGGCTTCAGTGGCGGCATCGGAGGCTTGCAGCCCCAGATCGGCGAGCGACAGGGCAGGGTTGCCCGACACCTGCGTCGTCACGAAGTCGCGCAGCGAAGCCATGTCAGTCCCACCAGGTGTCCACAATGGTCGGGTAGCGGTCGTGTCGCCCTGCGCCAAGAAGGTCGAAGCGCATGTCCTCAAGCATACTGGCGAACTGGCCCAGATGGATTTCCGCCTGAGCGGCGTTACCGTCGTCCACGTACGCCCGCGCGAGTGCGCCCTCAATCAGCATGGAGTGGTACTGCTCCGGGAACACCGGCTCGTCGGTTGCGTTGGCCAGCAGCGCCGGCGGCGCCGGGTACTCGATGTGCAGCACCGTGTTCGTCTCCGGAAGCGGATAGACCTCGATCCTGCCGGCGTAGATGCGGTAGAGCTCTGGCACTCCGGACTCGTTCTGCTCTGGGAACGCCTTGATGTGGTTCGTGGCACCGTCGATTTGGCTCATGGGCAGGCCGTCAGTGCTGTTGCGCACGGCAGTCACTCGGCTGACGTCGGTAGGCAGGGCCACGCTCCTGGTGTTTGCTGGGACGGTGACCGCCGAACAGCCGACAGTCTCCATCCACGGCCAGAACGGCGAGGAGGACATAACGTCACGATATGCGTCGTTCAGGTAGTCCGTCCATTCTGCATCTGTCACGATGTTCTGGTTCGGGTCCCGGAAGCGGGTGCGCAGCCGGGCCTGCATCGCGCTCAGTTGCATGGGACCAGTCTACGCTCTCTGGCGGTCAGTAGGTCTGGTGCCCAGAGCGGCTGTAGATTCTGACGGCCTCGATGCTGGGGGCCTCTTGGTTGCTGTTGCCGGCAGTCGAGACGACTCGAACGTCGAGCACCTCCCCCCGCTGGTTGAACAGGAAACTGACGTCCTGTCTCGTACTCGAGCCAGCAAGCGTCTTCGTCACGGTGACCCCGTTGACGGTGACAGCGATAGTGGCGTTGGCGCCGTACGGCTTGGCGACGACCTCGACTTCTCGAATCTCCAGCTGCCGACCGTCGTCGCTACGTAGAGGCGCCGACTTCCAGCTGAAGGTGTTCAAGCGGGCAGAGTCTGGGAACGGCGACAGCTGCCTCAGTCCGAAGTTGGTGCCGGTCGTAGTAGGACCCCAGATCATCCTGGTATACCGCTCGATATTGTGCAGTGCGCCAGCAATCTGAGTCTGCTTGAACCACGACTGCGTCGGAACGTGATACACGTAGCCCCTGGGCGCGAAGACGAAGTCTCCAATGTAGTTGGTGTCGCCTGGGCCGACGAAGTCGCTCTGCTGGTTGAAGCCGGACAACTGCGCGCTGAGGTTGTTCATCTCATAGCCGTTGGTGGCATAGACTCCGCCATCGGTTGCTATGAAGAGCATGCCGAACGGGGAGCGCCCGAAGTCCTGATTGCCGGAACCGCCAGGGTGGATGCCCTCGACCATCTGCTGCACGACCGCGCTCGTGATGTTGCCCTGCACAACGGCAAATGGACCGCCCTCTTTCATAACGATGAGGTCGTCTGGTGCGTTGGAGTGCATGGCGATGATGACAGGTAGGTCTTGATTCGGCTCGACGTCGAGGAAGTTGGCAGCACCGAAGGTAACCGTGCCGGGGTCCGACCAGATGATGCGCTCACTGTTGCCGTCGGCTACCAACACCCTGGCTTGATGCGTGGCGATGGGACCCCACGGGCGCGTCGAGCCGGAGACCGACGTCGTGAGCTCGATCGCCTTCTGGACCGTGCTCAAGTCGTTGTAGTTGAGCCGGTAGAGCCCAGGCCCTTGGGACGGTGGTGCGACATAGCGCAGCACCATCAACACGTACCTGTCATTGGGCGCGCCTGAGCTGAGACGAAAGAAGCGGAAGCTGGCCTTCTGCGGTGCGTTGTTGTCATTCGTGGCCTGGTTGAACAGCGTAGTGCCGGACGTGACGAATATCTGGGTCCACGTCGTCTCGGAGTTCGATCCGTCCATGCGGTAGAGCCTTGGACGGGTAGCGCCGGGAGAGAAGCTGTACGTCACCAAGTAGCGGTCGATCCCATCGCCGGCGCCTCCAGAGCGCAGCGGTACGCCACCGCGGGCGTGCAAGCCAATGACCCGCTCCTTGGTGAGGTCGACGATGCCGCTCGTGCTGAGCGCTGTGCCCCTGAAGAACGCCCGCAGTCCGCCACCGGGTTGCGGATAGCAGTCAGTCATCTCCTGGGCGGCGCTTGCCGGCATCAACCAGTCGGAGACCTCCCAAAGGCCGGGAGCGAAGTCACGAATCTCGATGGGACGAAGGTGGTAGTTGACGGGCACGTCACTTGCCCTTCGTGTTGGCGTAGATGGCGCGCAGCTGGCGCTCAGCCTCTGCCCGAGAGTCGTGACAGCCGAACGTCTTCGACCCGTCCTGCTTCTCGACGCAGACCTTATTCCCCCTCTTGCGCAGTGCGTACGGCATCGCCGCTCCTTTCAGCGTCGTCTTTCCGGAGACCGGGCAGTCCGCGGAACACGTTCTTCGGCTGCGTACGATCGTGCCAAAGCTTGAGCTGGTGCTCGAGCCCCTCGGCCAGGGCTTCCTTCATCTGGTCACTGGCCGCCTTCTCGAGCTTGGCGTTGTGCTTGTCGATTTCGTCCAGGGTGTCCTTGTGTCCTGGCGAGTCCAGGCGCATCGGCGCCAGGTCCATGAGGATTCGATCGAACTCCTCCACGCGCCAGCGTCCGATCAGGTGTTCTCGCCCGTCCTCGCCGTGACGCCAGACCTCGTAACTGCGAGCGACGACCTCGCCAGGATTGACGTACCGACCAAGCTCTTCGACCCACATCCGCCTGTTCGCCTGCACGATGCCCATGGCGAGGTACAGGCGCGGGTCGCCGGTCCAGAAGATGCCGTCGCCGTCACGAAGCTTGCGGTCGAGCTCCGGCGCATCAGCGTGCATGTAGCCGACTAGTTCGTGCGTTCGGTACAGCGCCATGGGTGCTTCAGTTCAGGCGGTGCGGGACTTCTCGGAGAACGCCTTTGCTGCCTCCACCACTTCGGCCGGCTCGACGGCGCGCACGGACGAAGCGACGGCAGCCGAGTTGTGCCCCGTCGCCCGGAACACACTCTTGGCCGCCTCGTCGGCGAGAGAAGCAGCCAGGGTTTCTGAGGCTGCCGTGTCGGTCCAAATGGTGAGGGTGATTTCGCTTCCAGGCATACCACAGTCTAGGACGTCAGGAGCCCCGGGCTTTTGGCCCGGGGCTCGTGCCAGCAGGGTATGTGCTCTTGGGGGAGCTCTGTTACGACGCCGACTAGAAGCTCGGCGTCGACATCGTCAGCCGGACGTGGCTGTTGCGGTTCGTGGCGACCAGCTGGTGGTACGCCTTGAACCGGGCCTCGACAGCGTCGGACCCGTCGAGCGCCTTGTAGAGGACCTTGCCGTCGTCCTCGTCCCACGTCCAGTCGAGCCCGACGAAGCGCTTGATCTCGCGCATCGTCAGCCCGAAGCCGTCGTTCGTCGGGCAGTAGCGGTCGGCGACGAGCGTACCCTCGGCGATTGCCAGACCCTTGAAGCCCGACTTCAGCGTCGTCTGCATACCGTCGTACCGCTTCTGCGCCTGCAACTGAGAGGCGAGCTTCCGGCGCTGGTCGAACTCGATGATCCAGAGGTCGGGGGCGGAGCCGTCGCCATCGGTGAGGACCTTCTCCGAGCTCTCGTTCAGAAAGACCTCGCTGATCTGCGTCGTGCTCGAGCCGTTGGTGACCGCACCCCACGAGGGAACAACCGCCGGGTCGACGCCGGCCGTCGGCTGCGTGGAGATCAGGTGGCGCAGGCCGTTGATCTCCTCACCGAAGTTCCCGTTGCGCACGATGTAGTCACCCGTCGCAACCGCGGTGTCGGCCGACTCAGCCGTCGTGATGGTCTTGTTCGCCTGGTTGACGGCAGTGATCGTGTACGTGCCGGGGCGAGCGTTGCCGTTGGCCGGGTTGATGGCCTGGAAGACCATACCGACGAAGAAGTACCGCATCTCCGCCTTGGTGGCGTTGGCGACGGTCCAGGTCGTGCCAGTGCCGGGGTCGGCCGTCAGCACTGCGAGCACACCACTCCTGAGGCTGGTGCCGTCCGTTAGCGCCTGACCGAACACCTGCCGAGCGTAGTCGTTCTTGATGTCCTTCTCGGCGCCATCGAGCTCGCTCTCGAGCGCCCGCAGGAACGCGCCCTCGTCGCCACGAGTCAGGTGCTTCGCCGGCCCCGAGACCTTCACGGTGTGGTACGTGAAGACGAGGTCGTCCTGAAGCTGCGAGTAGCGCTGTCGGTCGGCCGACGGGAGCGCAGCGAGCTCGGCGCGGTTTCCGGTCGACGCCGAGCGGGACGTGTGAACAGGCCAGACGGCCTTACGACCGATGATGTTCTCCTCATCTACCGACACTTCGGCGAGGAAGGCGTTGGTGTTATTCACACTGTTACGCAGGCCGGGGCCATAGTTGTCCTTCAGCGCTGCATCGAAGTTGACCATCGACTGAGGCATGGCACTACTCTAGCAGGGAGGGCGCCAGGGGGGCTGTACCGACTGCCAAATGCAGCTCACCCCCGCCATACAGACGGGGGTGTGGGCGCTCTTCGACCGGCAGCGCTGAGCCTTACGGCGTGTTCGACAGCGCTGCGCGGAACTGCTCCCGTGTCCGCCTCTTCGCCTCTTCCAGGCTCGACGGGGGCGGAACCACTTCGCCTCCGGCGCCGCTGCCGGACGGGAGCGGGCTCGGCAACTGCTCGTGCGCCGCGTGCTTCGTCTGCACGTAGGTCTGCGCCTCCTGCTGGACCTTCGCCTGCCAGCGGGCGTGCGCCGTGCGAATGGCCTGGTCGACGGCCTCGGGCTTGGTCGCGTGCGTGACCGTACCGATGATCTCGTCGGCCAAAGCGAGCACAATCTTCCGGTCGCTCGGATCGGTGACCTGTAGGGAGCTCAGAGTCGAGTCGATCGCCATACGGAGCTGTTCCTCCGCCGCGGCGGCTGCGCGCTCCATCTGTGCCTGCCGCTCCCTGGCGTCGAGGATCGCCTGGATTTCGCCGGCTGTGAGCACCCGCTCCGGGTCTGCAAGCAGATCGTCCACAGACAGCGCCTGCTGCTCCGACGACGGAGTCTCCTTGACGAAGAGTGCGTCGATTGCGGCGTCGCCGATGCCGAGTGCCCGACCAGCCTCACGAAACAGTGCGTCGACCCCTTCACGGGTCTGAAGCGCCGCCTGGAGCTCGAGAGCAGAGACGATAGCCTGCTCTCCTCCCCATTCCTCATTGACCCGCTTCGCCCAGTCGATCTCGGCCGCCGAAGCCGGCTGGCTCTCGCTGGACGTGGGCGTGGTGTCGCCGGACTGGACGACGTCGCCGCCGCTCTGCGACGGTGCCGCGACCTCTTGCTGAGCGCCGCCAACGGGCTCGTCGGGGGCGAACATCAGGGCCGGACGGCCCAAGGACGAGTGGATCATACGACCCTCCGTGTCAGGTCAGTGTGTCTCAGCGGCCAAGCCTAGCAGCTTGTTCGTCAATCGAAGTGCCCTGTACCCTTCCCGGCTCCCCAGGGCCGCCGATGCCGGCACGCTTCGCTACTGTGCTCGTGTCCAATGCGGAAGGAGACTGCCCGGCAGCCACCATCGTCGGATTCGGCGGCAGCCCGGTGCGCGGGTCAAGGTAGTCGCTGCCGCCGCCAGCAGAACCGCCCATAGGCCCGGTCAGCGGACCTACTTGCTGCTCGGTACCGGGCGGCGTAGGGATTCCCAGTTGCGGGAGCACCATCTCGTAGTGCGCCTGCGTGTGGGCGTCGAGGTTGGCAATGATCTGCGTTGCCTCGGGATCGCCGGCTGCCGCCCGGCGCTGGAGCTTGTCGTACTCCTCGCTCTTGCGGATGTTGTCGTGCTCGCTGATGTGGACCATGTGGTTGTCGAACGAGTGAATCTCGACCGGCTCGCCGAGCAGCAGGTACTCGTTCTCACGCTGCGCCTGGCGGGTGTCGATGTTGAACGACTCGGCGATGAAGTCGGTGCCCGGCACCTGGATCAAACGCAGGACGTGACGAGGATCGGTGATGATCCCCCTGTCCACGAGGTCGAAGACCAGCTGCACCATGGCGCTCTTGGAGCGCACAACGCCGGTGTCGGTGGAGACGTGAACGTCCAGCTGGTTCTCGATGTCGGCACCGCTGAAGTGCTTGACCTCCAGGGCGCCTTCCTCAGACCAAGTGCTGACGAGGCGGTCCTCAGTCCAGAACTGCCTGACGAGCTCGAGGATGTGCCATGCCGTCTGCTCGATGGCATCGCTCATGAGCTTGTACGTGATGGCGAGCTTGGTGTCGTCGGCTTCCTGTAGTGCAAGGATGGCGGCGGCAGGCATCGAGGCGCTGTACGGCTTGCCGGAGCTTACGTCGCTCTGCCCCGCTCGGTCGCCCATCTCCATGTCGGCACGGTTCATGCTGGCCTCGTGCTGACCGGCCCAGCCAGAGTCGGGGATGATCCATACCGGCCTGTCTCCGACTGGGTTGTACGGGATGACCTCAACCCTGCTCGTCAGGCGGCTTGTGTCGATACTGCCGGCAGGGACAGCGAGCTTCGGAGTGAGCGTGCGGCGCAGTGCTGCTTCACGGGACCGAGCGTCGTTGTAGTCGGCCTGCAACGAGAGTAGATCGTCCACCCAAGTGCGCCCCTCGCGCCGGCCGAGACCCGGGAGCAAGTCGTACTGGACGAACGGCAGCCTGCCGTGCTTGTACGGAAACGGCCTAGGCGGCTCGAGGATCGTGTTGCCGGCCCAAGTGACCACGAGGCCTTTGGGCGCAGCGCGGCACGGAACCATCCAGAACTGGTGGACAGCGACTGTGTCGACGCTGCTGTCCTGCATACGCCCAGAGGCTGTGAGAGAGAGCACCTCGTCGGTGATCGAGCGTTCGTATGCAGCGCCGGTAGCCTGGACGCCCCAGGTCTCCCAGATGTCTTCTTGAGTCATGGTGCGGGTGCGGACCGCCCACTTGGCACCGCGCATGTCAAGTGCCGACGGGTCTACCGAGAGCTCGTGCCCTGGGACGCTCTCGAGCGTAATGTCTCCCATCTTGACGTCGACGTCATCGACCTGACCTACGACCGAGCCCTTGCTCGGGTCCCACATGATCTGCGCGTATGCCCAGCCGTGGGTGACCACCCAGAAGTAGTGACGCACAAGCCACGAGTCCCACTCGAGGCGGTTGAGCTCGCTTCGCAGGATGCGCGTGCCGGCCTTGGCTGCGTTGATGTCCGACTCGTCGTCGCTGACCGGCCGGGTCTCGGGCGTCGGCGCCGACCTGGTCAGTCGGGCGATGAAGCGCTCCACGATGCCGCCGATCTTGTTGGCGGTGATGCGCACCGGCGCGTTCGGGTCGTCACTGCGGTTCTCGGCCTTGCGGAACGCTCGAACCTTCTCGTCCCAGACCACCCACTGCTGTCCTAGGACGTAGGAGAGGTTGAGCTTCATTTGCAGGTCTGGCAGCTGCTTCCGTCCCCGCTGGCGCTTGCGCTCCAGCCAGGCGACGAGCGCCTTCTCATCCTCGGGGACGACGAACTCGGAGGCTTCCTGCTGCTTACGTTGCGGCGAAGCCATCACTCATCCTCGATGGCGAGATGGACGAGCCCAGTCTGGTCGTAGAGGTGCCGCCGGTTGTCGATCGGCGGCGCCTGGTTCTGGATGTCGAGCCCGTCCTGCCGGACGACGGCGTGGAACTCCGCTGGAGTGCGGGACGCCAGGCGGGTCAGGAGCAGCTGCTCGTTGGCACGGGCGGTGTTGAGCTCCAGACGAAGCCCACGGACCAGGCGCTCGTAGCCGGCGGCAGTCAGGAAGCTCCCGATGACAGCACCGAGGA